GGATCTTTCTTCACGCTTATCGACAAGCCCGGCGAATACTACCCCGGCATCGGCTGGAACGAGATCGTCAAGCTGGTGCAGACCCCGCAGGCACAAGAAAAGCGGGATGCTGATTTCTTTATCCCGTCCACCTATCGGGCGCACGACGGGCGCGCACACGAAGCCCAGCGTGAGCATGGCGCGTACCGTGCGCTGGCCATCGATGTGGACCGCGGCAACCCGTCCATCGATGACGTGCAAGAGGCTGTGCAGGCCGTCTGCGGCGATGTCAGCATCCTGATCTATTCATCCTCCGGCGCATCGCCCGAAAACCGCAAATGGCGCGCGATCATCCCGCTGGCAGCCATCGTCACGGGCGCCGAATACGAAGAAATCCAGACAGCCTTCTTCGATCTGCTGCACGTCAATGGCGTACACCCAGACGGCGCCCTGGCACGCTGCGGCCAGCCGATCTACCTGCCCAACGTGCCGATTGATCGCCGCAACCCTGACCTGTCGCCGATCTTCTACGAACACCGCATCATTCGCGGCAAACCGCTGCGCCTCGACGCCGACAGCCCGATCCTGCAAGAACTGCACCGCAAGGCAGAGCAGCGCCGCCTGGCCGCAGAGCAGGCCGACCGTGCGCGGGCCGAGCGTGAGCGCCAGCGTGCGGATCGCCGGCAGAAGTTTCCCGATGAGGTAAGCCCGGTCGATGCCTTCAACGCTGACCACAGCATCGAGGATCTTCTTCTGCGCTATCAATATGAGCGGCGCGGATCATCCCAGCATTACCGTTCTCGGTATCAAACGAGCCACAGCTACGCCACGGAGAACTTCTTATCGCATTGGGTAAGCCTCTCAGGCTCAGACGCAGCCGCCGGCGTGGGCAGGCCGAAGTCACTGGGCGAGAACTCTTATTGCTGGGGCGATGCGTTCGATCTGTTCGTCCACTACGAACACAACGGTGACTTCGACGGCGCCGTGCGCGCCTACGGTGCCGAGATCAACCCGGCCCGCAACGAGATGCCAGACAACGGCATGGATGATTTCGACTACATCGCCCCGACCGCTGCGTCAGAGGCACCTGCCGATGATGTAGCCCATAGCGACATCCCCGACGCGCCGACAGACGCGCCCGACGCGGCCCCCGACTGGCCCAGCCTTTACGACATGTTCGACGAAGCCAGCATCGAGCCGCGCAAGTGGATCTATGCCCACCACTACCTGCGCTCCTTCGTCAGCGTGCTGGCGTCGGCTGGCGGCATCGGCAAGACATCCCTCCAGATCGTGGAAGCCTTGGCCATCGTGACGGGGCGCCCGCTGCTGGGCGAGGATGTCAAGGAACGCACCAACGTCTGGATCGTCAACCTCGAAGACCCGCTGGAGGAAATCCAGCGCCGCGTGCTGTCTGCGATGCGCCACTACGGCATCAAGCCCGCCGAGGTTGAGGGCCGTTTGTTCGTCAACGCTGGCCGAGACTTCAGCCTCAAGTTCGGCATACAGACCCGCGACGGCGTGCTGCCCAATACCAAGCTGGTGGAATACCTCTGCAAGAAGATCCCCGAAAAGCAGATCGGCTGCGTGTTCATCGACCCCTTTGTCGGGGCGCACAGCATCAATGAGAACGACAATATGGCAGTCAACGCCATTGTGGCGGAAATAAGGCGCGTGGCTGACGAGACAAAATCTGCCATTGGGCTGGTCCACCACATCCGCAAAGGAAACGGCGAGGATGCCAGCATCGACAGCGTGCGTGGCGCAGGCAGCCTGATCGGGGCAGCCCGTGCGGCCCGCGTGATTAACCGCATGTCAGCCGACGACGCAGCCAAGCTGGGCATCGATGAGGCCGAAGCCAGATCGATCTTCCGCGTGGACGACGGCAAGGCCAACCTCGCCCCGCCAGCGGCGTCTGCGGTCTACCGCAAGATGGAAGGCGTCAAGATCGACAACGGCGAGTGGATCGGTGTCTGCATCCCCTACACCCTGCCAGACGCCTTCGACGGCATCAGCGGCAAGGATGCCAAAGCCGCCCAAAGGATCGTGGCCGACGCCCACACCGCCGGAGAGCCGCTGAGAGAGAGTTCACAGTCCAAGAACTGGGTGGGCGTCCCGATAGCAGACATGCTCGGCATCGACATCAGCGAGAAGAAAGGGAAGGCCAAAATCGCGTCCATCCTGAAGACATGGATCAAGACAAATGTGCTGGCCGTCGAGCGGATAACGGACCCGAGACAGGCCAGAGACGTGGCCGTCGTGGTGGTCGGAGAATGGATCAGCCATGACGAAGTGTGATAAAAAGGTCACCTCACCTAGAGCCTCACAGGTGAGGAAAGGTGAGGAAAGGTGAGGTAAAACACCCTTCCTCCTCACCCCACCCCCTAAAGGGGGTGAGGGGTGAGGAGGTGAAGGTGTTGGTTATGTGAGGTGAGGTGAGAGTGAGGAAACCAGAGAGGACGACAACGATGGCCAATAGACCAACACGCCAAAAAAAAGATGACCGCATCCTGCACAAAGGTGCGACGGCCAATGAGATCAAATCGGACCTCGCGCTGGCACCCTTCGACGCGGCTGTCAGAGAGATGGATCGCAAGTGGGGGATCGACCGCCTGCCCGAGCTTGTCTCGGTCGAGAGCGCGGCAAAGTGGGGCAAGGCGATGGCTGGCCTGAACGCCGCCATCGACGCACAAGATCCCGACAAGACAAAATTTTGGGTGGAGATCTGCTTGCGCGGGCTGACCGCAATGGACGCCGAAGCCGTCAGCCTCGGTCGGCCCGTTTCCGATCCGATGATCTGGGAGTATGAATATGAGGGAACGATCTTCGGCATCATCGAGGATGGACGTGAATGGCCTGCCGCCTACGCCAAGCGTCCAGGCATCGCGATCCACACCATGCGCGAGGTGGCTGTCGCCCTGCATGAACACCGCAACGGGCTGGTGAACGCGGTGAAGCTGGCATTCCCCGGCGCCGAGGTAAAAGCGGTCAGACGCGCGCCGCAGGATCTGGAAGATGATTTCGATTTTGGGGATGTCATCGAATGAGCAGCACCATCTATATCACCGGCGAGACGAAGCCGGACGCCTTCTACCGCGCGCTGGCCGAGGCGCAGAAGGGCGACCGCATCGTCTACCACGTCGGCCAGACCTGCGGCGGCCTGCATCGCCACGCGGCTGCCAGAGCAGAGACCGACAAGCTGGTCTTCCTCTTCTGCAAGCGCGAGGGCGTCGGACAGTTTGCATATTTGGCGGTGAAGCGTTAGAATGCGCCCAGCGACCGGGCAGCATCGCCCGAGATGAGGTGAGCAATATGCCAGCAGGCAGGCCGACAAAGTACGATCCAGCCATGTGCGCCATCGTCATAGCCGCAGGCGAAGAGGGTGAAACCTTGGCCGGAATGGCTGAAGCCTGCGACGTTGACCGCGAAACCATCAACAATTGGATGGCCGCGAACCCAGAATTTTCCCGCGCCGTAAAGCGGGGCTTGCAGCGTGCGCAAGTTTGGTGGGAGCGTCAGGGCAAGATCGGCACCTTCGGCGGCACTGACGGCTTCAACGCTACAAGCTACATTTTCCAGATGAAGAACCGATTTCGCGCCGATTGGAACGACACGCTGAAGAGCGAACACAGCGGCCCAGACGGCGGCGCCATCCCGGTCGAAATCAAGCGAACCATCATCGATCCGAAGGGCTAAGGCATGGCGATTTTCGATCTTCCATCAGACGCGCGGCCAGGCAGCGACACGCCTGTCGGCCAGGACGAACTCGGGCGCATGGTCTATCGGACTGCGTCTGGTCGGCAGTACGCGATGCCTGAGAGACCGAAGCCCGTGATGATGCCGCGCGGCCCGATGCAGGGACCGCAGGCTTACGCATCGCCGCAGCGCATGGCCGAGATGAGCGCATACGCATCGGATCTGCGCGGCATGCAGGGTTCGTACAGCCCGCAGGACATCGCGGCGGCTGGGTACAGCCCGATGGAAGTTGCAGCGTTTTCGACCGCTGGTCAGCCTGCCATGCCGTTCTCACAGCAGATGGATCGGGATCGTCAGCGTGCGCCGGCAGACGTGCTGCAAGCGCCAGACTACACCATGCGCCAAGAAGCTACCTACAGGCTGCAAGACGCGCTGATGCAGCAAGGCGGCATGGATGCGTTTGAAGCCGGGAAGTATGCCCGCCGCGTTATGGGTGACCCCAACGCAGCGGGGATCTTGGAGAGCATGGGGCTGATCGACATCGCCTCGATGCTGGGCGGCAGCGCATCTTTGGCTGCAAAGGGCATCGGCATGGCTGGCCGTGCAATCGCTGCTGCGCCTGCTGCGCTCTCGGGCGTGTTCAACGTCGAAGAGGGCGGCAGAGCAGCATCGCGAGGCTATCAGCAAGGTGACCCTCTGACGACCGCGCTTGGCGCCGTGCAGGCTGTCGCTGGCATGGCCGAGATGTTCCCGGCTGGAAAAATGATTGCCGAGGGCATTGCCAGGAATGTATCACGCATGGACCCCAACACGCTGTTCAGCGTCTTCGGGCCGCCGATGCCGCCGCAGCCTGTCCGCGCGCCAGAGACGGGCGCAGGATCTGGCCGCCCGCCGTTGACCTTTGATGAGGTTGATCGGGCGATGCAGG